CCGACGGTGCCGGCCAGCCGTCCCGGGCGCCGGGGGCCGGCCGGCCAGCGGCCGACGGCCCTTGGGGGTATGCGGCGGCCGCCTAGTCGCCGGCGCTTTCGATCTCCCGCCCCCATTGCCGGATCGCGTCCATGCGGTCACGGCATGCCTCGAGCGCGGATCGCGTCCTGAGGTAATGGTCAGCGAGGTCGCGGTTGGTTTCGCCATCAAATTCGCCGGGCCCCGGGCACCGCGTCCAATGCTCCGGGGGTGGCACCTCAACAACCTCAGTCACCGTCACCGGCTGCGGATCCTGTGCCAGGCTCCCGCAGCCGGCGGCGAACATCATCAGGCACGCGAGAGCTGCCCCACTCCTCCACCTCATCGCTTTCCTCTTCGGCCCTGTCGAGCGCCTCGAGCTGAGACCTGAGCTCATAGGCCCGGCCCTCGAGCTCCTCGGCCAGTGATTCCACGGCCTTGCGCCGTCGCCGCTCCTGTTCGGCCCGCTCCTCGGCCTCCCGGAGCTCCTGTCTCAGCTCCTCGCTTATGACGGCCTGGCGGGCGGCCGATGCTACCTCCTCCCGCCAAGTCCACAGCACCACGGCCAGGCCGGCCGCGATGGCGACCACGGCGCCGATCTTGGCCGCTTTCTTCCACTGCAAAGGGCTCACCGTTCACCCCGTTTCGTCCGGATGGGGGACACGCGAAGCCGGCCGCCGTATCGGCACCAGGCCATACGCCGGACCCCCTCCTGCTCTACCTCTCGGCGCCTCCCTGTGATCACCGTGAAACCCTCGGCCCTCTCCATCCCGCCTCGAGGTAATCCGCCTGGTGGCGCAACAGCACCGCCCTGACATAGTCCCGGTTCTCCTGTTGCGCGTCGTCGCTGCGGGTTTGCGCTGACTCGACATGGCAGAACCAGCGGTCAGGATCGCGGCCGTCCTCTCGAGCCTGTTCGCGGTCGCGGCGGACCCACCCGAGGCCGCCGTTGTAGGCGCTCAGCACCATTGACCAGTGATCGAACCGACCACCGTCGCCCCAAGGGTCGACCTGGCGTTTCAGCCATGCCGTGTACCGCGCCATGCCGGTGATCGCTTGCCGAGGGTTCATGGGGTCGAACCCGTCGGCGTCGAGGAGCTCCTCGACGTGGCCCGCGGTGACGGGCATGAATTGCGCTAACCCCTTGGCGCCGACCGGGCTGCGGGCATCAGGCCGCCAGCTCGATTCTTGATGAACGATGGCCGCGTGTAGCGCGACCGGTCCGCTCAGCCCATGATGGGCCTGCACCGCGCGTGTTAAGTGCCTTTGATGCTCCCTCGCCTGATCGGGAATCGGCGAAGCCCAGGCGCTGGCCGTAACGGTGAGCGCTGCCGCGATCGCTGCTGTGGCTGCCGCCGCTGCATACCTCATCGGCTAGCCTCTAGATGTTGGTCACACCCCCAGGGACAAGCCCAGGCCGCCCAGCCCAATCAGGGCGGCCCGCCTGTACCGCGCCTGGGTTTGTTCCCATCCCCCTTCGAGGTCTCCGGGCTTGGCCGCCGGGAAAAACAGCCGGTCGACCCAATACCCGGCGGTCGCCCCAACCGTAAACTGAGTCGTGTTCCAGAGGAGGATCGGCAGCTGATGAGGGGCGAGGACCCACAGCGCCGCGATGGCGCCGGCCGAAAACGCTATGACGTGCCAGCCCTCAACCAGGCGGCCGGATACCCAGCGCGCCGCTGATGCCAGGGCGCGGGCGGAACCGATGGCGGCCCGCGCCGGGGCGATCACGGCGAGGAACACGGCAGCGCGCCAGACCCTGGCCGCTGCCGCCGCGACTGATCGTGTGAGCTTTCGCGCCATGCTCCCCCCGCCCTCGAACCCCTAATTGTAATCGTCACGCTGGCCGGTTCCGCCGCCGCCGGTTTCGTAGGCCCCCGACATTTGCGACACGAGGCGGTAAACGTCGTCGACTCGTTTTTGCAACGCGGAAATGTTTTCGTCGACCCGCTGGTGGGCACTCTCAACGCTGCGTTCGAGGCGGTCGATTTCCCGGCGATGCCATCGCCAAAGCGTGCCGAGTAGCGTCACCAGGCCCAAACTGAGAACCCAGAGGGCCCATTTAATTAGCGCTGGAGCGTTTTCGTAGACGGAAAGCCAAAAATCCGGGGAACCATCTGACATGCCGGGCCCCTTTTGCAGCTTATTGGTTCGCCCGGTCCTCATTGTAACAGCGACAGGACGCATAAGAGAAACCCTAACAATGATATTGTTTGCGTCAAATGTATGTCGGCCGGTTATTGCCTTCGGCTATGTTGAGGCGATGACGGCCCAGCCGTCGTCATAAACACACAGCTCGCCATCATCCGAGACATACGCCAACCAGCCGAGGCGAGGGGTAAAGGCGACCCATTCGCCCTCAATCCGAGCCATGACATCGCCCGATTCGCCCTCAGGCCATGATTCGTCGCCGTTGTGAATATACATGTCCCCGTTTTGCGGGTCATCCGGGGCATCGCTGGATTTCGACTTTACCCCAATCTGGCAAACAGCCCCCAGCGTTTTTAGGTTCTGGTCCATGCCCGGTTTGATGTTTTCCCCCAGGTCCCAATCGTAGGCGAGCGGAATAACCGGATGATCCTTAGGCATCATAACCCCCGTAGTTTATATGGTCGTTATCCTGGAAACAGAACCCGTACCCCTTGCGCGTGAAACGGGCTTCGTTGGCCTGCCAGGATGTCAGCCCGTCCCGCTGCGACGAAACCCGTACCGCGATATGCCATGGCGCCGACTCGCTGGTGGTGGTCGCCTGGTGGCCCTGGTCCTCATAGGACGTGCCGCTGGTGGTCAGGCTGTCGAGGACGTCTGAGCTCTCCAGGTCGACAACCTCGAGGAGGTACTCGACGCCGGGCTCCGGACCAATGTCGCCCTCATCTTGCGGCACGATGTCGGACCCTGTCTGTTCCTTGCGGTCACGGTGCGACCACGTTGCCTCCAGCCCTGTCGTCGCGACGCTGTCGGGGTAATGCTCGCCGGCCACCTGCAGGTTGCCCGGCGGGTACGGGCGCCACAGCCGCTGGTCCATTTCGACGCCATGAGCGGTCGCGCTGTCAGGGTCGAGCCGGCCGCGGCCGGTTTGCGGCAATACCTTAACCTCGAGCGATTCGCCGTCGGCAAATTCCTGGACCCTGAGATACCCGGATCCGCTGCGGATGATGAGCGGCTCACCGGCCGCGCGACGGCCCGGGGTGGTGTCTAGCACGCCACGGTCGACGGTTACTTGGCCCGCGGCCGCGTCCACGTCCCGGACCACCACCCATTCGCCGTCGACAATGCCAAGGTCCCCGGGCTGGGCTCGCCTGAGGCCCATGGGGGCCTCGAGGTCGACCGTCGACGTAACCTCGGCCGGCAAGTCCTCCAGGAGGTAACCCGATGCCCCGAAGCCACCGCGGCCGGCATCCTGGTACCCGGCGCCGGCGTCGATCTGTACCCGGTAGTCCATGGCGTCTGGGCTCGGCTTGCGCGCCATGACGGTGAGGAACCCGGCGCCCTCAGTCAGGGACTCGCTATCCTCCCCAAAGCCCCGCAGTATCTCCCGCGAGACCAGGTAATACGGCGCCTCCTCGGGGATGACCGCGGGCGCGTCGTCCGGCTGTCGGTTGGGGCTTTCCCACTGGCTGCCCCCCGTGTCGGAATATATGGCGTCCTCGCGGCCAAACACGTCCTCGATAAGTTCGACCGACACAGAACCGTCGACCAGGGTCCCGTAATCGATTTCTCCGACGCGCATAACCACGTCATCGATGCCGGCCGGGGTCCACTTGATCCGCACCGCGTCGCCGGGCCTGAGCTGACCGAAACGGCGGTTTCCAACGACGCGGCATTTGCCCAGCGGGATCGACCGTTGCTGGAGCTCGCGGGAAGCGACCCGGATCGCCAGGTCCTCTCGCGTGATGCCTGGCATTTTAACCTCAGTCGCGATCCTCGAGCCCTGGCGCTGCAGGCTCGCGACATCATGGACGGTTACGCTGCGATCCTTGCCGGCTGACTGGTCTTTGAATTGGAGGGTTAGCTCATTGGGGTTTTCCCCTTCGCCGGTGCGGCTAAAACTGTCGAGCTCGATAATGTCCGACTCATCGAACAACGGCAGGCTTTCCCGGTCATAGTCGCCGCGGATGAGCTTTAGGGTCCACTTCCCCGATTCGGGGTCGGTGTACAGCGCCGCGTCGATATGGTCCAGGACCATCCGGATAAAGTCGTTGGCCGATTGCCGATGGTTCCAAAGAAACGACAGGCCAAACTCCTCGCTGTGCAGCTGATCGGCTACGTCCTCGAATGAGTCCTGATCTATTTCGTCTAGGGGTTCGCCCATGCCCCATCGCTGGTTTGTCAGCACCTCGACCAGGATATGGGCCGGGTTCATATCGTCGCCGATCTCGGCGCGCTCCGGATACCAGGGGTCTTCGCCGTCGTCGCGGGTTATGCAGCGCTTCACCTTGAATGCCCATTCCTTTAGGTATGGGTTATTCGCTCCGATGTACATTTGCCGCAACACCACGCCCAACACGCCCCGGTGAGCCGGCACCGGGCCGTCGATAACCGATTGCAGGTAATCGTTCGGCTGTTGGTCGTCGCCGCCAAACTCAACGTCGAGCTCGCCCTCGACGCCGCCCTCCCGGTCCTCGCCGCCAAACAGCTCCTCCTCATCGATCTCGAGGCGGGTGTTGTCGGTAATGTCGCCCGGATCGGCCCGGTACGCGGTCCTCCCGCCGGCCTCGATCTCGCGGAACTCATCGACAGGGCCGTGGCATAAGATGAAATGGACCCCGAGTAAATACCGAAAGCCAACGGTAATTTCGTCGCTTTTGCTCATCAGCTCCGATCCCCCGCGTTGGCGGCTTGCCGTTCGGCCTGGTCTGCGATCCGCGCCGCCCTCGCGTCACCGGTTGCCCGGAGAGTTGAAACCGGCACGCCATGTCGGCGAGCGTTCTGCCAATCGACCCCGTGACGGCGGCACCACGCGCGGACCCCGCGCATGCAGAACCCCCAGGCCCTGGCCGCCTGCATCGTTACCACCGGCTCGCTCATTACTTGTCGACCTCCTCTGTGATTTCCTCTGTTTCGAGGTCGCCGTACCAGACCACGTTCGCCCCGGTGATCCGGACAGTCCCGAACACCACCGGGATCGGCCGGTTTTCAGAAGCTGAGGGAACCTCGAAGTCTTCGACGCCGGCCGGGTCCGGTTCCTCGGGCTCCTCCCGCATTTCATAACTGACATACGCGACAATCGCGTATATGACCAGTTTCGCGGCTAGGGTCCACATGTCGCCTCCCCCGTCATTTCATGAGAATGGACCCGGTAAACGGTGTCCCGTCCGGTATGTAAGGGAACCCCCCAAAATTTGTCAGGTTGTCGAACTTGTCGCGGCACGTCTGCGGAGTATGGTCACAGCCGGGGTACACCCGCAATTCGTTCCCGGGCTCGATTTCCCCGGGCGCCTCCTGAACGGTTACGGTGTCGCCGCTGTGCCCGGTGATCAGGTACGGGCCGCGTATGCGCCCCTCTCCGACGTTGAGGTACCCGCCGACCCAATACCCATCGGGCTCCTCGGCCAAGTCCTCGGCTGTAATCTGGCGCCCGCTGACCTCCTCAACGATCATCAGCCGCTGATGATCTGCAGACGTTACGCGACACTGGTCATCGTAAAGCATATGGCGACAGCCGGTATGAAACTGCCCTCGCAGCCCCAGCCGGCCAAGCGCCTGCATGGCGCCCTCGGCCGTGAGCGTCGCCTCACCCTCATCGAACGTCACCCCGAGGACGCGGCCGCGCCATATGACCCGCGTCTCATCGTCCGGGCGGTGCCGGCGCATGATCGTGACCGACATCAGCTGATTGGGGGCGGCGCCGCGCCATCGGTCCACCGGGCCCAGCTCCATGGGCGCCGTGATCTCGACCCCCGATTTGGGGACCTGGTCGGTCCCCACTACCTCGCTTCGGGATATGGCGACCGGGGAATAGCTCTGGCCGTCATACTGGATTCCCTCATCAGCCGACGTGTAATACCAGGATTCGATCCCTATGGTGAACCGGTACAGCTCCACCGGCGCCGCTTCGTTGTGCGACAGCTCCCGGTCTTCGTAGGTCATTCGGCACCCTCCTCCTCGATGACGGTCCTGAACGAAACCTCTACGGTCGCGACCTCATTGGTCCGCCAATGAAACTCGACCGTGTCCCCTGACAGCCGGACATGCTCGAGGAACATGATTTTCCACACGTCCTCCGGGGCTATGACGCGCGTGCCTGACAGGTCTGAGTCGAGGACCAAATCATTGGTACCGTCCGCGCGCTGGCTGGCGCTTTCGATCCGTCGCAGCCATCGCGTGCCGTCACAGTGGATGATGACCAGGTCCCGGCGGCCGTCCTGGAAGTCGAACAGGCCACTATACCCCGGGCCGGTAACGTGAATGGTTGCGCTGTTCGTCGGGACCGAACTTAGCAGCGCCATGTCGCGCTGCCAGGTCGGAACCCATAGGCTCTTGAGGCGGCCCTTTAGGCTCTCGACAAATGCCTTGAACCACCACACATCCCGCTTGGAACTGAATACGTGCTCATGGGTCCTGACCAGGAACGGCCGGCCGGCACGGTCGACCCGCGAGATCTGCCCCGTCCTGTTGTCCAGCTCGATCAGGTCGCGGTTGTATTCCGCCGACACGGCTTGGGCCCGGTTGGGCTCGCGCATCAGCAACGGCCGGCCGCGGTACTCACCATCGGTCGAGTCGACGGGTTCCGGCCATGGCAGCTCATCGGCCTCGAACTCGACGTCTATGGTCTCAATCGCTGACGTGATCTGTCGGACACCCTGGCTGTCTGGAAAGTAACAGGTCCGGACCGGGTAAACTGGCGTGCCGGCCGGCCAAGAGAACTCAAGGCCGTCGCTGGTGATGATCGCGTCCTCTTGAACCTCCTCGACCCCGAACGCTTCGTAATCATCCGGCCCCCGGAAAACGACGCCCACGCCGTCCGGGTAAAACTGCCGCCATTCTGCCGACTCTACCTGCAGCGTGGTATCGCCTGAGCTGGCCGGGGCCGACAGCCGGGCCGAGTCGAACCACTGCGGGACCCCGAGAAACGACCCCTGTCGCCCCCACAGCAACCCGTCCATAACTGACGACTCGCGGGCATTGCGCGCGACCGCCCGGTACTCGATCCGGCGCCGGGGGTAGCGCCTCAGCTGTACCCGCTGTTCGTTGCCCGTTCGGGACCTCATGACCTGGGTCAGGTAAGAGAGCCGCTCCCGGATGCCGCCGGACCAGTCCGGCACCAGCGGGAACAGCGTCACCGCCAAGGCCCGGACCAAAACGCTCGCCGTGTCCTCTGTATCGAAGGTAAACAGCTGATTTTCGTTGATGTTGGGCGGCCCGATCGGCTCGATAACCAGCGTCACGGCACGGAACTCGAACGGCAACAGGAGGTCGCCGCGCTCTATGCCTTCCCAGCGGACACCCTCGATCTCTGGCTGCACCTCCTGGAACGTAACGGAGTAGGGGAGGGTGTTGTAAACGGACCCGGACCGCTCTACCGTCGTCACAATCGAACCGACGTCAAACGTGTTCGGGAATACGGCGATCCGGAAAAAGGCGACCTGTGCCCACCCGGGCAACATGACGCCGGACAAGTCATCGCGGGGGTCAAACGGCCAGTCCTGACGATCGATCTCCCCGGTTCCGCATACCCCTATATCCCTCGCCATATCCTCCCCCGGCTACGATGGGTCCCGCATGGCAAACCCGAGCGGCCCGGACCCTTCCCCCCGGTTCCCGGTCCATTTGTACCACGGGAAAACATGCCATGTTTCCCCGCCGATTTCGATTTCCTCGCCGGCGCTGTATTGCTCCATGTTCACAAACCGGATGTCCTTCAACCATCCGGCAAGCCAGTATTGCCCCGAATTGTCCTCGTCTTCGGTATTCTTCGACCTCGGGTATGCGACGACGATGGGCAGGGACAGCATGATCCCGCGATCCGAATTGCCTTCGTCCGCTGCGTACAGCCCTAAGTTTCCCCAAAACCCTTCGGTCGAATCACCATATCCGGGGTCGTCGTAATCAAACAGCGGCAGGCACGCAAAAAAAGCGTCCGGAGACCGGTATTTCCAGGCGCCCCACCTTGCCTCCTTGTTCTCCTCTTTTTCCGCGCTCCAGTCGAAGTCCCAAGCCTCCTGGTCTACCCAGACAAGGTCAGGTTCGGGGAGGGCCCCGAGACGGGCGTCATCATTGAGAATGAAAGGGGCAACAAATTCCTCGTCGTCTTGCCAGTCCTCGCCCTCCTGCAGGGCGAGCGCGAGACAATGCGCGACCTTGATCGACGTCGCCATAACCGGGACGCCGGTGAGCGTCCATCGCCAATTCCCGTCGTCGTTCACGGCCGCCAGGTATGCGTATGATTCCGTGACGTGCATTTGATACTCGCTAAACGGGCCGCCCCACTTGTTAGATTCCGGCGATCTGTCGTCGGAGTCATCGATAGGCGGCGACCCGGGTTGGTTGTCCCAATCTTCGTCGCCCTCATATGAGGTCGACCCGAAGTGCAGCATATACGGCCCAGGCCACCGAGAGTGATCTCGCTCCGGGTGGAAGACCCAATGAAAAACCAGCGGCGATTCGACCGACGACGGCGGCTCGGCCGCCAGCCACCATCCCCCCGTGACGCCGTCGAGGGATTCGTTACGGTGTACGGTCCAGTCCTGGCCTTCCAGCTGGGTCCCGAGCTCATTCAGGAGCTCGGCCGCATCGCTGGCGGTGCCTGTAACTCTCACGCCCATGGGTCAATCCTTCCTCACGGCAACCATGTCGTCGCGGTGCATGTAATCGTTGAGGCCGATCAGGCTGTTCGGCATGGACGCAACCAGGAACCAGCGGTCCCCGTCGCGGTCCTCGATCTCATCGCCCGGGATTACCCCGCCGTCGGCGGCGGTAACACAGACGCCGTCGAGCTCTCCAATCGCCACCTGATTGTCGTGGATCACCACCGGCGACATAGGGCGCGTTCCATCCGGCGCTGAACTCAGCTGCAAACCAATTTGGCGGCCGATCTCCGGGTGTTGCCAAGCCCACTGGTAGTACGGCCACACGTTGTACCCTTCGTCCGATTGCGCGTCATCGGTAACGCTGACCCCCTGAAACAGCGCGCCTTTATCGCTCGAGTGACGGTGTACCCACAATGATGCCTCGTTTACGTCGCCAATAGGCCGGAAAAACGACGATCGCGGAAAGTCTGAATAAGGGGTCTGAACCCAATGCGTGTCGGTATCATCAGCAACACGAGTGTCGCCCCCGTAGGCCAGCGGATAAGAAAACTCGCCGGGATCGCCGTAGGGGAGTATATAACCAAGGTACATCGATGAGGGGTAACCCAGCGGCATCGCCCCCATAATCAGCCGGCGGTTGTTCGCGGTCATCCAGTAAGGGATTCGGCCCAGGCTCAAACAAACCCCCGGCGCTTCCTCCTCATCCGCGTCTGTGTCCCCCGATCCTGGCTGCCGGAAAAAGTCGGCCTCAGGATCAAACCCGGTGAACCCCTTTATCCGAAAGTAAGCGGCTTCGATATTCCACTGTTCCGGGCGCTGGATAACCAGGAGGATCCCAACCCAGAACTCCTTATCTTCTCCCGATCCGGGGCCCTTCAAAATTACCTCCCGCTCGGCCCATTTGTGGTCATCCGGCGGGTCGGTAAACTCCTGGTCCCTCTCGACCGTCCATTGCTTTTCTTGCAGGACTTCGCTGGTGACCAGGGATACTATTTTGTCTAGCAGGTCATGCGGGCCGTCTGCGACGCCACTAACAAAAGTCATCTGAGCTGCTCCTTTACCGCTCGCCGATTCCGGCGGATTACGTTGAGGATGCTTCGCTCACCCGGTGCAGAACGGATATAGTCCTCAGCAATGCTCGGGTCCTGGACGTTCACCACGCGAACATTGCCGCCACCACCCGCCTGCACCTGATCCCTCGGGATGACCTGTTCCCCCTTTTGCAGGATCGCCGGGACCTCATCGCCGGCCAGCCCGCCGCCGTGCAACCGCGGGGCATTGGCGAAGGTACTCGCCGGGACCGGGCCGCGCGGCGTGCCGTCCCCGGATCCGACGACGCCGCCGCTGTGGAACGCCAGGGGCGCGAGGTACATCAAAGCCCCGAGGAGGAATTGCCCCCATCCGCCGCCCTGTTGCTGCCCGGCGCCGGCCTGGCCGTTGCCACCCATGGCGCCTACCATTTGCATCAGCTGTTGCATCGCCTGAGAGGCCAGGGCCTCGGCAGCCGCCCGGTGCAAACTGTTTACAAGCTGGCGCCCCATCTCCTCTGTGCTCTGTTCCCAGGGCTTGTACAGGAGGTCGCCAAACGTCTGCTGTACCCGCCGGGAGGCTTCCCGGGCGAACTCATCCATGTCCATGCCGAACCGATCGTACTGGCCCCGGAGCTCATGCAGCTCGGCCGCCAGCTCGCGGGCCCGTTCGACCTGTTCCTCAGTCGCATGCTCCGACAGCCGCATTTCCGCGCGCATTTTCGCGGCTTCGCGGGCTGTCATCTGCTCGAGCTCAATCCGCTGCTCGAGCTGCTCAATGTGTTCCGCGTCGCCTTCCCGGGCGCGACGGGCTTCCTCTGACCTCTCTCGCTCAGCCTCGGCCAAGGCGCGGGTCGCCGTGGCGGTCGCGTTCCGAACCTGTTGGCCGCGGTCATGGGTAGAAGCAAGGGCGGCCTCGGCCTCCTGTTGGGCCTCGAGTAAGCGGTTTACCCGCTCAATCGGGTCCTGGATCTCCCGGTAATGCTCCTGTTCGCTCCTCAGCCGCCGGTTCCAGAATTGCTCCCTGAGCCTGAGGTCACCCGGATCGAGCTCATCCTCAGGGGTGGCCGTGACGTCGGGCAAGTCCGCGCGGGCGCCGATCTCCTCGCCCTCAGCGTCGCGGCGCTTATCGGCCGTTTCCTCGGCCTCTTCCCCCAGGGCGCGGTATTCTTCGCGGGCCGACCTCAGCCGGTCTTCCAAGCGGTCGAGCTCATCAGAATGATCGCCCTCGCTCTCGCGCAACCGGTCTATCTCGCTGCGCAGCCCCTCGATTTCGGCCTGCAGGAACCGCCCGCGTAGGTTCTCGACCGATTCCGAAACGGCTTCGGCCATCCCCCGCGTCGACTCGACCAGGCTGTTGAACGTGCTAATAGCGCCGGGTACAACATCCTCGACGATCCATTGCAGGTTCTGCCCCAGGCTCTCGAACTCATCAGCGTTTTCCGCGACCGCCCGGGCCCAGGCCGCGTCGACGGTCTGGCGAATCTCGCGCATTTGGCGAGAGTATTCGCGGATGTTCTGCACCTGCTCTCGGCCGTGTACGGCGTCGAGATCACGCGCCCGCTCAGCGTACTCCTGCAGGCCCTCGCTACCTTCCTGGAGGATCGGCACCACCCGTCGGGCGAGCTCATCGCCAAACAGGGTCGAGGCCGCGGCCACTTGCTGCGAAGCGTCATCCATGGCCGCCATTTGGTCGGCGACCATCATGAACAGCTGTTCCGGCGACGCCCGGCGGATCTCCTCAACCGACAGGCCCAGGCGCTCAAATGACTCCTGTGCAGAATCCGACCCCTCGGCCGCGTCTACGGCCGCGTCGGTCAAACTCTGCATGGCGTCGATCACGTCCTCAGAATCGACCTCATCCGAAAGCGCCTGGAATGCAAACGACAGCTCCTGGATCCTTTCAACCGGAACGTCCAGGAACTCAGCCTGTTGCGCCAGCGTGTCGAGCTCCCCGGCGACGCGCTGCATGTTCCGCACCGCCGCGGTGACACCAATAGCGCCGGCGGCCGCCCCGACGCCGGCGACGGCGCCGCGCATTCCCCTGAGGGCCTTGGTCGCGCGCTCGGCCTGCCGCTGGGTTTGCTCCATCCCGCGGCGAAACCGCGCCGTGTTGTCGGGTATGTCGCGGCCGGCCCGCCGCTGGAGGGTCTGAACTTCGTTCGCCAGCTCCTCGACCTCCTGGACGCCCTGTACAAGGGCGCGAATCCTGAGGTCGAGGTCATCGCGTCGGGATCCCATATTGCTCGAGCTCCTGGACTATTCCGGAGACATCCTGAGCCCACACAGCGGCCCGGATCGCCCTGATCTGGCGAGCCAACTGGCTGGCTTCGCGCTGGGCCTCATGGCCGGCGAATAGCTCGATTTGTCGCAGCGTAAACCGTTCGGATATGTCCCGGTGATCGTGGCCGTAATTATTGCGGATCAGCGTCGCGAGCTGCTCTAGGCTTCGGTCTGCTGGCTCTCCGGCGTTATCGCCGCCGCCCTCCGACCCACCCGCGACACGCCGAAAAAACGCAGGTTTACGCTGATCCAGACCACGGCCAACACCATGCCATCGTCGGGGGGCAGCGATTCGACCCACTCCCGAGAAACGCTTTCCCCGTCGACCTTCGCCGTTTCCGCGATGAGGTCGATAAGGGCCTCAGCGTGCCGTTCTGCGATCGCGTAGACAGTCGCCGCCCCGGGGGCACCGGCCGCCCCCTCAGCGCCGTCATGGGCTCCGCTGTGGCCGCCCTCGGCCGGCTCCTCGGGTATCTCGGCCATGACGGCGTCGGCGATCGGCTGCCACTTGTCGCCCATCCGGGCCGTTTGCCCAAACGTCATTTCGTGAACGGTCACCGCCTCCCCGGTGGAGACGGTGACTGACTGCTCAGGCCATAGTACGTCGCGAGCATTGTCGCCCATCGCTTACACAGGCCTCCCGTCGAGGTACATTTGTGCCTGACCCGATCGGCTGCCGACCCTGAGGTTGAACTCGAGCTGAATCTGTGTGTCCCGCGACTTAAACGGGAGGTCACCAGTCGGCGCCATTTGACAACGCGGGATCAGCAGGTCCCGGTTGGTGCCGGTGGTGTTGTGAGCCACGAAACGCAGTTTTCCGGTCTGCGGGCCCAGCTGATGCGTTTCGACCCCGTCCCAAGTCGCCTCGGCCTTGCTGTAATCGACCGCGATCTCATCGCCGTCGGAAACGCCACCATCGGGCATCAGGTACAGCCGGCCCAGCTCTTTGTCGAGGTAATAATCCTCACCCTCAGTCAACTCCTCACTGCCGTTGTCCGGGTTCCGCTTCACCGTTACATCGCTAACATCGCGGGCGCCGCGAAAGTCGTCGTCGGTCTCCCCGAGCTGATACCACCGGCCAACCTTGACGTCCTCAAACCGTTCGTCGGTAACGGTATCGCTCTCCTGTGAACGCTTCACCACGTCGCCCAACAGGAACGCGGCGAGGTTGTCGATGTCGACATTCTGGACGGTGACCGTCGACTCCCGGGAAACCTGGGTTGTGATGTCATCGAGGAGCTCGGCAACCGGCCCATCGCTCGAATACACCTGCAGGTTTTCCGTGTTGGCGGTGATGCTAAAGCCTGGGGTGTCCCCCAGGTACCGTTCGCCTTTCGGGTTGCCGTCTTCGTCCTCCTCAGCGAAAAAGACGTACCCGGCCCCTAGAACAATGTTTTGCCGCTCAGGCTTCATCGCTGTCACCCTCTCTGCTTTGGGTCACCTCATCGCCGCTTTCGGCCTTGTTGTCCGTGGCGGCTGTCGGTTGATTCTCTCTCACCTTGCCAGCGCTCCTCAATCTCTCCAGCTGGCCGCTGTCGACGTCGATCGATTCGCCCTTAGCGTGCAAGCGCCGCCGGTGTACATGAGGCCGCTCCAATACCACCCTCGGCATTATGGCACCTCCTCTGGTTTTCCGAGCTTCTCGGGGTGGGTAATGTCGACGTTCAGGGTGACATAAACAAACCCCGTCTGTTCGACCCCCGCCTGTATCGATCTCCCGGTATATTCGACGCTGTGAGCCGTGCCGTCCAGCCGCTCAAACTCAACGGTCGGGGCCTGAAATAGCGCCGCCTTGATGTCCGCTAGAAGCTCATGGCCGACGTCCAGCGGGTGGAGCTCATCGCAGCGGGCGATCGCCATAACCTGGTATGACGTGGTCTCGAGGATCTGGTTGGCGGTTACCTCAGCCGTGGTCGGCTCGTCCTCGGCCTCCAGGATGCTCACCGCGGGGAGCTCTGTTTTGGGCTCCAGGAACACCCCGCCGCGGTACACGTCGTCGCCTACGTTGTGCCGGTACCCGTTTCCTAAGGTGATCTGTCGCAGCCGTGACGCCATGACGTCGACGGGGGCTTTCGACCTAATCTCGCTTGACATTATTCCTCCCCCGGTTGTGGGTTAATTGCGCCGGCCGCGTCCGGAGCCGCCGCCGGGCCCGCCATTTCGGCCACCCCGGCCGGATCCCTCGATCCTTCTCCGGATTTGCCGCCTAAGCTCAGTGCGCAACTCCTCCTGAGCTTTCTGATAGGTGTCCTCTCGAGCGTACTGTTGCCATGCCTGATACGGCGACGGGCCGTGTTCCACGTCGATCGGGTACCGGGCGGCGCCTTTCTTGCGCCGGAATACGTGCTGCTTGCCGCTTCCCGGCGCCTGCATGATCCAGGCCCGGGACAGCGTCTGCCGCTGGCCGCCGCGCTCTTTCTTGAACGTGACGCCCTTGCGGGTTTGCTTCGCCCCGAAGTTGACCAGACCAACAGCCCGGCGGCTTATCCGGATCCATGCGGTGGTTCGGCCGCGCCCGGCTTTTTGCACCCTCAGGTCGCGGTTGACGCGCTTCGCTTTCAGGTTGAGGTTTTCCCGGATCCGGCGGGATGCGAAGGTCCGCGCCTTTTGCGCCGCGCGGTTGACGGCCTGAGTAAACGCGCGACGCATCCCGGTCAGGTTCTCGAGGCGCTGTTGAGCCCTCCGGATCTCCTGTTCACCGCTCAGGTTGACTTCAACCATTCGCCCCCTCCCCGTTCTCGCCGTCGCCGCTCTCGCCGTCGCCGTTCTCGCCG